ATGAAAATTTAATACGTTCTGCATTCTTGTCAGATTGCACTCCACCAACTACGATTGTAGAGGGCACGAAAATAACCCTTGTATTAGCATCAATTGTGCATATATCGGATTCTTCAGAAAGCAAATTAACATCTTCTTTTGTGCTCATAAGTAAATCAAGTGCTGTTGCCATGTTCTACCCCCTCTGTGATACTTTGGTTTTACCAGTAGTTATAATGTATTTTCCGTTATCTTTTACGCCAGTGACAGATACAGAAAAATAATCCCAAGTAAGGGCTTCCGTTGGAATTTCACATTGATTGTTTTTCAGTATTACTGGGTATTCTTTTTCCATTCTCCAAAATGAAGCAGCTGTTTTACATCCGTTCCACTCTGGAGAAAAGATAAACAATGCTTTAAGATATCCAGTCGTGCCCTTTACCAGTCCAGAGAAATCACACTTCGGATCTGGATAAATTCTTTGATTATTTACAATAAATCTTAATACTCTCATGCAGTCATCCTTTCCATTCCAACAGGGGCTACATATGTAAATTGGTTTCCCAAAATATCTCTGGCTGTGCCAATTACGAAATGGCTGTAGTCTGCCAGAATATTGCATACAAATTCCTCTGCGTCCACCCAATATCGTTTCTTAACCATATGGTGAAGCTCTTGCAGTAAACCATAGCTGAACATCACACAATGTCCTAACTCATGGATAAATACACGGTTTAGAAGTTCTCCATGTAGGTTGTTCGCAATCGAAATAATATGGGTGGAATAATCCGATACTCCAAGTGTTCTGTTTCCTGTGCGGTCAATTAAAACATCATCTTGTGGTGGAACAAACTGCACTCTCCATAAATCTCCATTCATGTAGAATTGTCGTAGCATGGTTTATTACCATCCTTTCTACGAAAAAAGCCCCTGCCGCATTAATTTGCGACAAGGACTTAATTCATTTATTGCTTTAGTTCATCTGCTGTACCAGTCTGGTCAGGTCAGTTTTCATTGACTGTCTGAGCGTTGCATCTGCATCAGACCACATCTCAGTAAGATTACGGATAATGTCAGATGTGTACTCCTTCATGGAATCATCCATTTTTCTTTTGGATTCCGTGTCTTTGGAATCATGATAGTGCCTACGATTCTCATCGTATCTATCATAGGATTCGCCATATCTGGATTTCTTCCGATTCATGTCACCCATTTCCATATCACTACGGTCTGGATGATATCCCATGCGGTACATATTGCGCTCGAATTCTGGATTGTTTAAATACTCGTCCATCCAGTCATCGTCTTCCATGTACAGATATGGCCTATAACCTTTCCTGGTTCCCCTACCTTTTGGAGCGAAACGCCCATTTGAATAGCGGTAACGGTCATATCCCATGCGTCCAAGATACTTTTCTTCCTGTTCGCATTCATCCATAGCTTCCACAATACGATAATCTTTATCAGCGCAAATCGCACATTTTACTGCTTCCATGCAGTCTTTCAAATCATCCCAATCTTGAGCACTGAGATTGTCGAAGCCATGTGTTTTGGCTTTTTCCATAGCCCATTTTCCCATTTCCATTGCAACTTTATGCATTACAGTGCCCCCTTTCTAACAGCCTGCGTAACAGGTGCTTCTGTCGTTGGGGCTGTACCATTAATTGCTTTCAAATTGTTGTTCGGACTACAAGCTGGATTTCCTAACATCTTGAATATTCCGCCAGTTGCACTTGTAGCTACTCTGGTTGCGTACTTCGTTCTGGTTCTTATTCCGCAAGCCGTAACCTGCGCACAGCAACGATTCTCTAGCGGATACAAAGTTGTTCCTGTTCCTATTTGAATCATTACCGGGGCGGTAATTGTGGTGGCTTCTGGTATACTTTGTGCGATCACAATGCAATACTTTTCTCCATTAGAATAACTGCCTGCCGGAAGTGTAACCACAAGATTCCCACCAGTGAATGCGACAGACTGACTTATCACAAGATGGTTGCAGAGCTTACAAACATTTTTACAACTCATATTTTATACCTCTCAATCAAATAAGAGGTGAGCCATAACCCACCTCTTAGAATTAGTCAACCTCTAAGGGTGAGTTACTTAGCAGCAACCGTTGTTGTATCCGTTGCATCCGCCGTAGTAGGTATTCGGATTCGGAACAACGTATGCCGGGATGGCTGCCGGATTAATTGCATTGATTAACTGCTGAGTCTGTGAAGCCATAGCAGTTGTAAGCAGCGCAGACTGGCGATCCTGGGATGCAGCACGTTTCAGATCAGAATTCTCTGCCTGTAATGTTGCAAGCTTATCATTCGTCAAGAAATCAAGGATTGCTCTTGTATTGCTGTTCTGATTGTCCAGAATATCTCTGGTATTGTTGTTCATTGTGTTCTGAAGAGCACAAGTGTTGGTTGCCAGGTTGTAGTTGATACCCTGGATAGCTTCCCTTGTTTCGCAGCAACAATTTGCTAACTGAGACTGTAATGCATTGGTATTCTGCATACCGGCTACAGTGTCAGCGTTAATTGCCTGCTGAACGCCATTGAAGCCCTGAAGCATTCCAACGTTCACGCCATTGAAGCCACTCTGCATGGTATTGTTGAGTGCATATGTGCTGTCACAGATACCCTGCTGAATGCCTCTGATACCGTTCTGAATATCATTAAGAGCAAAACTCTCGCTAATATCTGAACGGGTTGCCCATCCTTGGAATCCTGCACCATTTGCACCGTTTCCACCATTACCGCCGAAGCCACCGCCCCAGCCGCCGAAGCCTCCCCATCCAAAGATGGCAAAGATCAGCACGAGCCAAATAAGTGAAAAACCATCACCGCCCCACATGTCATTGGCACGGTTATTAGAGCCTGTAGCGGCGGCAATGTCGCTAAGACTGTAATTAGAACCATTCATCATGTTTTTAGTCTCCTTATAAATTATTTACAATAGGAGACATCCGCGGCTGTCATCCCAAATTGTAGCGATTCTGAATCACCCAATTATGGGGAAGTGTTATAATCCAAGGAATTTCTGGATAATTCCATCTGGAGATAAATGCTTTTCTTCAAAAACATTCTGTTGAATTTGATGCAATTGACTTGCGTCACCTTTTTTATATAAATCCAACGCATTCTTCAATGTTGGATTATTTCCTGCAAATTTACTCATATCGTTCATCATGTTATCGACACTTCCGAACCTCTGAGAGATCATTTTTTCAAATTGCTTTTTCATCATGGCGTTTGGGCTGAAATTCATCTCTGTTTACCTCCGTTCTGCTGTTTTGGGGAATCATTTGAGACCGACATTCGTGTCGGCAACAAATCTTTTATTCCAGAAATCTCAGAGCAAACATCATTGCGAAGCTGGTTAAACATGGATTCGATGTCAACCTGCTTTTCTTCCTGCTTCGGTAGTTGCTGCTCGTCCGGGTTTACAAGTCGGTAAACAAAAATCCTGCTTCTTCCGTCTGCCTGTAATTGCTTTTTGTAGATTTCTGTTCCGTCTGTTTTCGGATAGTAAACAGGGTTTCCAGACATATCCACATCTTTTGCTTTTACAGTATCAATTCCATCCACCATCTGTCCTTGTAACATAGGGGACTGCGGTATGGGTTGTAACTGTGACATTTGCATTTGACCATACGGCATTACTTGCTGATAATTATTTTGTAGCTGTGCAAGTCTGTCCTGATACGGCTGAATTTGTCCGTACGGGCTGTTTATCATTGGCTGTTGTGGATAATACGGGTATCCTGCCATAATCCGTTCCTCCTATCCGGGATTCAAGTATCATATCCATATCATCTATAGAACGATGCTTTTCCCATAAACCCTCATAAGGGTTCTCTAACATAAGCATATTATTTTTCTCCTTATGCTTACATTATATAGGAAGGAACTCTGCATTTGAACGTCACTATTTCGCCATATTTTCGCCACAATACAAAGAAAAGCCCCGTTCATAAGACGGGGCAACTTTCTGAATTTTCTGTTTAATTTTTCTATTTATTCGGTCAATAGTTCGTGGGCTATACCCCATAATCTCCGCTGCTTCAAGCAAAGTCTTTTCCTCGTAAACTCTTAACCGAAAAAATTCTTTTTCACGTGAATCAAATCCCGATTGACTCAGATAATATTTTCTTTCATCTTCTGAAAAGTCTGTATAATTCATATCCACCGTCCTCCCGTACAAGTGGAATTAAACTGGAAGAATACCGCTTATTATAAATCCTACCGCTGCACTAACAATCGAAGTAATGATACATACAATGATTGTGTCGTAGCGTTTACCTGGAACTGCCATGAGAGTCTTTATATTATTATTCATCTCATCCAAAGTTGACTTGATATGGTTCAAATCATTCTCGCTTAAAGCAGTTTTTCTTTCCAGTTCTCCGATACGCTCATAAAATTCCTTATGGCGTTCGGATTGTCTTTCCTGCATCTGTTGAAGATTTTTTTCAAGTTCTTCTATGCGGTGTTCGTTAAAACATTCATGTTCACATCCCATCGCCACTCCATTTCTCACTCCCTACATGATTTTTGCTTCTTCCCATCCGAAAATAAAGCAACCCAGCGACGCTTCGGGAGGACTTGATAGTGCGTCACGTGTCCCAACCATCTTTTTATGTCAAACTTCCTGCAAACGGAAAAACTCCATGATTGATATAGATTTCAGTCTCAGATTCCCAACTTCGGTTTACAGAAGATTCAGAATGCGAACCTTGAAACTCAGCACCTTGTTTTACAAGAAAGAAAAGTGCTAAGTCAAATATACAGTCATAGCAATTTTCCATATCATTGAAAATTTTTTCGTCTGTATAACCAGAAGGATAATTTCTCTTCTTCTTGAATGAACGAATCGCCCGTTTAACAGATAGAGAAACCATCTCAGGATTTTCTATGTCATCAGATAAATAATTCATCAAATCATTAATAAGCTCTTCATTCATTCAAAACCACCTATCCTTGTTGAGTTAAAATTTCCACGATTATACCAGCCTTATTTGTTTGAGTCAGGGCATAGCCATTGTCACTTGCAAGTTGTCTTAACCGCGACACAGTCATGCTTGACAGCTCGCTTTCTGTGTATTTATGTGTTAAATCATTATCTTCAACACTCGCTACAGCTGGTGACTGGCTGTTCTCGTCGAGACTATGCCCGTTTATTCCCCCGCTTTGGTACCGATTACGATACCGCCATTAGCCTTTGCTGCTACCGGAACAAACATGCCTGATGCTTTAGTCCAAACTGCAACCGGGTCTTGTGTAGCCCACATGGACAGTGTTACAAAAGAGCGATTCTCTTCTTGAATAAACTGCCTGTATTCAAGTTCCTCTGGTGTTACGCCCCAGAGTCCAGTACCAAATGAACCGTTTGGTTCTGCTTCATACAGAGTGAATACATCCTCTTTGAAGTATCTTCCTGTTTTGAGTGAACCATCTGCTTTTCTGAATCTAAATTTCTCGTCGCAACGATCAATTGTGATTCCGTATTCCTGCATAAGCAGATTAGCAAGTTCCTGTTTTGTCAGGAGTCGTTTATTTGCCGCTCCCAGAACTGCTGTCTGCATAGCAGTATTGTTTCTCATGTAGTTAATCATCTTGAGGGATGTGAGTGCCTTATTTACAACAAAACCGTTGTCCTCTGCAACTGCAACCATCTTCTGAATATCACCCATGATGTCCGCATCTGGCTTAGACCAGTCTGCAAGACTGACCTTTGCATCAGCCGGTACGCCGTAATCAATGCTCATATCAACGTTGTTCTCTTTGACTTTTACTGCACCAGTAGAAAGGAACTGGCCTTTCATGACATTTGCTCTGGCAACAACGCCTTCGAACAGGTTAGCTGCATCATCAAATACAAACTTCTTTAAGTTCTCATCATCCGGCACACCATTTTCAATTGCCTGCTGTAATCTCTCAGACTGATTGATTTTTCTCTTAATAAAGAGTTTTTCAGTCAGAACTTTTTCGAAGCCCGGTCTTGTTCCGATTTCTGCTTCAGTATCAAGAGCATGAACGAATGCCACTTCTGGCAGTCTCTGTCCAGCCATAAGTCTGTAGTATTCGGCTTTCAGATACTGTGTTTTGACATCCGGGAAGATGGTGTCAAGAATGCCCGGCCTTTTTACGCTGAAATCCTGAGAAAAGTTAAGTCTTTCTTCCTGTGTGATTGATTCTAAAATATTAAACGGCATCTGCTTACCTCCTTAAAATTCTGGGTCTGTAGTGGTTACAAAAACGATACCTGCTTTTTCAAGCTCCGTTTTTGCAGTGGTTTCTACTGTTACCGGAAGTCTTTTTTCAAGAACACGTCCTGCAACAATTACGGAAATCGGTCGTTTTATATCGTCTGTCATATCGACGTCTTCAAATACAATGCCTTTAGCACCAGTTGCGTTTGTCGGATATACAGAACCTGCCTTGATAATCTTCTTAGTTCCAACGGTTTCAGCATTTGTCTGTTCTGCTGTATAGGTTTTAAGTACCAGTCCTACCTCTGATTCGAGGATATTAGGTGTGGATTCGTACTGCTCTGTTTTCATAAAAGCCATAATCTAAATCTCCTTTTCTTAAATATTTACTGGGGCATTATCGTCTGCCGGTTTATTTTCTGGACACATTCTTGCTGAGTATGCTTTTGCATATTCAGATGCTTCGCTTTTTTTTGTCTCTTTACTGCCGTTAGGTTCGCAACCTGGATTAGGCGTATTTTCAAGAATTTCTTTTTCCCATGTAGATTTGGCAGTTTCAAGAGTGTTTTTATTTTCTTCGGAAACTCCATTGACGAAGCTTTTTGCCATTTCTTCTGGTTTAGACTCAACAGGCATTAATGAAAAGGCTTCGATTGCGCTCGCATATGTCGTTTCTGAAAGTCCTGCTTTAGCGAAAATAGAAGCAATTTCGCTTACAAGTGCTCTTTTCTGAGAAGTAGCGAGTGCATTTTCAAGATCAGATATTCTTTTCTCGTTTGCAGCTTTCTCTTTCTGACGCTCCAATTCTGCTTTCTCGGCTTCCGTCATGTTCTGCTGTTTTAATTCTTCCAGTTCTGTTTCCAACGCTTTTGCTTTTTCTGCATCTTCTTTTAATTTCTGATTTTTAGCTTTTTCTTTAGCCACATCAGAATTGGATTGATTCAGAAAAGAAGTAATCTGGTCATCGGTTGCATCTGGAAAGATCTTCTTTACATCTTCTCTTGTCATTGAAATCTCCTGTCACCAATACGCTTTTTTACGCTGTTCGCTCAGCTCAAGGTGTCTCCCATGATTACGCTATCGGGGTGCATATTTTTTTAATAAAAAAGAGACGATTTCTCGTCCCCTAATTAACTGTATTGAATTGAACACCTACAATTCACGACCTCTTTTGCACTAGGATTGTGTGAATTGTCTTTCGGGAAAAGCATTAAGCTGTCCCCAACTGCAAATAATTCTCTTATTGGAATTGTGGTTCCACCGACTTCAAGGTGCGTTTTGCGTTCTCTCTTGTCCCCTATGTCTTTCCACGTCTTATACGTCTTTCCGGCTTTGATTGCATCTTTATATTCTTTATAGTTCAATGCAGTGTTGGCTTCGCATTCGGAAATAAACATTGCTCTGTCTTTGGAAAGATAATACTCTTCTTTAGCATGGTCGAATGTTGCTTGAACAATTTCATGCGAAAATTGTTTGACATAATCTGAGATGTAATCATCTATTGGAAAATACATAACTGCTATCGAAAGATAAAGTTCAAGTAATTGATTTTCTACATATTTTTGGTCTATCTGTTCGTTTTCGACCATGAGTTCCATCAGTGACAAAATATAAAGAATGACTTCCTCCATTTGTTCAGAGAAAGCCATTCTTAATTGCTTTTGTTTATCAGAGATAGACATTTTATCGAAGTATTCTTTGTATGGTTCGCTGCGCTTTTGGGTTTTAAAAGCATTTATTTCATCAAAGTTTGTTATTGAATTCATTCTTCAATCACATCCTTGCCGGTAAGTAGATTTTGTGCTTTCTGAACTTCCTCTTCTGGGTTCTCGTACAAAGATTGCATGTACGGATAACTCATTTCATACACTTTTTGAGGATCACTAAACAATCCGCAAGTAATCAGTGCAATGAGTGGATGTATCTTATTTTTGACCAGATAATCAAGCGCCTGTGCTTTGACAAGCATGTTATCTGTCGGGTTTCTGGTGATTTTTACATCAAAATCTCTGGTCGAAATATTTACATCCATTGAAGTTTTTCGGATGATATTCAAAATGATTCTGGCGGATGCTTTTTCAGCTTCTTTTGTAAATGCTTCTACCAATTTTGCGTCTCGTTCTGCAAAATCCCAACCATTTCTCAGATACACTGCATTTCCTGTGTCTCCGCCGGTGTTGCTTTGTCGATTTGGCATAGCTTCTACAATCAGCATATTGTTGTAAATATCATCTTTTGCAACCTGGCTCTCTGACTGATTTAGTTCGGCGGTCATTAAATCAACGTCTGATTGTGTTCCGTTGCCTACATCTTTTACAGATACAGCACCGAGTTTTATCATTTTTACAAATTCTGCTTCGTCAATCTCGCAGTTTTTAAACTTCATCAGGGCTTGTACGAACTGTTCAACCCCATTCAGTCTGTCAGATTGATACTTATTGATTGCATCATACATTGTGATCGCAATTTCGATGTCGGAAAGTCTGTCGTGATTATTTGGATATTCAATGATAGGAATACCGCCAAAACCATTGATTCCAGATTCTGTTACCACTCCATTTTGTATTTTGAAATACTGTCTGGAAGAATAACACTGATAATATTGCTGATTGTCCTCACCTTTTAAAATCTGAACGGAAAGCATTGCTTTGCCTGTGATGCTCGAATAAACAATATACACATCCTGTGGTGATGGAATAAATATTCTAAAAGGCGGTAAATCTCCGTTTTCCATCCATTCATCTTCTCTCAGAATTGCTTTATATGCAGTTCCTACCGCACTCTGGTATATTCCCAGCTGAATGTTTCTGGCATCTGCGTTGGCTTCATCCAGATAATCATTGAGCCGGTCAACTTGTTCGTTTGTTTTTTCACTCGCTTTTTTCTTTTTGCAGACATACTGAATAGGTTCTCCATATATCTGTCCAGCCTTGAATTTGACTGTTTCAAGGGCATGATTCTCAACAACTTTATTGTTGACCTCTGGGCGAACAAGTTTTTCACGATATAAAATTGGCTGATCGCCCTTGTAATATCTATAAAGGTAATCCATCAGGGTTCTATTTCTGTTATGGATTCCAATTGTATCAGAAAGGACCTGTGCCACATTTTGGGGAGTAATCTGGTCTACGCCAGTATAGGCAGTTTTTCTGCCAAACTCGCCTTGGCATAGGTCAACAAAGTTTGTTTTGTTTCTCCCCACTGCCTGTCCTCCTATTTTTCTGCATGAAAAAAGCACCAAGGATTCTTCCTGGTGCTTATTTTACAGCTTATATTATACAACTTTTTTAAGTACGATTCAGTATGAAGTTCATGAATCAAATCCTTTTAATATTTTTATAGCAGATATTGCATCCAAGTGAAGTTCTTTTGTTCTTTGGTAAGAATAGCCTACTTCATCGGCAATTATATTAAGTGGTTTCCCCTCAATATATTTTTTAAACAGAATATCGTACAGCACAGGATTTTTCACAGAGTCAATTGTCCTGACCACTTCAGACCTTATTTCAATATACTCATATGTGATATCTTGAATTTCAGACTGCAAATCTACAATCTTTGCAACTAAGTCACCCATTTTATCATGACTGTGAGATGTTTGAACCCGTTCTCCGTAAGAGAATGAATTTAATCCCATTGCGTGAGATTTTAACTGCTCAATTTCTATGTACTTATTGTTGATTATTTTATTGCAACGCTGAATTTGCCCTAAATATTCTCTTGTGGTCATACTATCTCCTTCCCCAAAACGGATTATGTACTGCTGAAACTTCTGCGAGCCTTTTTTCTGTGATTGACATCATAAGTTGTGTTACCCCGTCAGGTGCATCGTCATGATCATTGTCCCCAATATATACAAAAGTGGTTAATTCTTCCATGGCATTTTCATATTCTCGGCTGCGATATTTCGGGGCTAAAAATATAAATCTATTTTTCACATCTCCTGAGTATTGATTTATTTTTTCTTTTTTGGCTTGCTTTGATGGAGCTTTTGTACTGGTTGTACTGCACGAATACATATGTTCTTTCAATCGCTCGCCCACATAATATGCGTACATATCTCCACCATTATTTGCCTCAAAGTTAATGTTTTGTATTTTATTCCCCATAATTCTTCCGACAACTAATGGAAGTGTCACCTCTTTAGGACCTGCATTAAAAATCCAGTCATAAATGTAAATATCTCCATTTTCAAATTCCGCTCCTACGGGCATCGACAAACTGTCGCCACCACCCCATGCCACATCACAAGCAGATATATTTCTCACAAAACCGCCTTCGGGAAGAATTCCGTTGTAATATCTCAATTCATCTTCTGCAAATATAATCCCTTCTCGTAAAAATGGTCTCTGTTGATATTTAGCCTCCCATTCGTTAGCATCAAGTCTGGCTTTCATATCCACATAATACTTTGTAGAAAAGCCAACTC